CGCCAAGGCTTAATATTGATACTGTATCGTTTGTAGTTGTCCCATCATTAAAATTATAGGCAACATCTATTGTAAAAAAAGTGTTTGGTTCAGAACTTCCAACCGTTGCCGTTATTGTCTGGCTTGTCGTCAATACGCTTTCGCTTAATGTAACTTCCTCTGGTGGCGATAAAACTATTGATTCTCCTTCGTTAGGCATATTGAACGCGAGAAAAACTGAACCACCAGAAGGGTCGACAATAGGCAAGCTAGCGTTTACAATTGGTCTAAAATCTAAGTACAAAACAAAATCGACTTCGCCAGTAGTTAGATTAGACTTCATGTCGTTTATTATGTACCGCTTGTCGCGAATAACCAATCTGTCATTTAACTTTAAAGAAGCCAATATAGATACGGGTAATTTTGTTTTAACACCTATTAGCCTTTGTTTAAGATTGTACAAATTGTATAAGTAAGAGAAGTCATACTCATAAAACAAAGTGTTTTGTATGGGTGTTAAAAGTAGCGTCGATGTTTCTGGCGCAAAGTTTAGCGTGTAGTTTTTAAAGTTGTACAGTAAATCTTGACCAAATGGCGTGTAGTTCGTAACAGTTGTTGGTGTCATTCCGTTACTGAATTTAAAATCGGTATCTAAGTTTTCGTATTGATACAATAAAACTGGCTTCGGCACGTAGGAAGTAAACTCACTATTTAGACAATAGCCGACTTGTAGATTAGTCCCCGTGAATTTTTGTTGAAGTATATTTTCAAACGGCAACTCAGTAATGTACTCGCCACCGTCGTAGTCATATTGGTAAGACATATTCCCGTACTCACGATTGTAAGTTTGCGAAAATTGCTTGTTTAAAACGCTTTCAGAAGGCTGAAAATTAAAACCTATCTTCTTGTATAAAGGCATTCTACTAACATCGATGGAGTCAACATCTGTATGTTGTGTGATATCTAAAATTCTGCCTTGTCCGTACCAAGTGTCAAGCGGTGCAATTTCGTATTTATTCAATGCAGTACCAACGCAAACAAGGTTAAAGGTCTTTAATATTCCAGCAAAGAACTCTATCACTTTCATCTTTGGCGCGTTGGCGGAAAGGTTTAAGTTTACCAAAGCGTTTATGGTAGCATTTGCCGTTGTTACAAACGCCGTTGTAGGTCCACTACCAATAAATGAATAATTAAATTCATGCGTCATGGTGAACGCTGCTGTAAATCGAATTGAAACCGTATAAGCGTCATTCATCCCACTTGTGTTTTGAACAAAGACAATAGGCTTAACGCCCGTTCCCGTGCTTTGTAACGTGCTTATTAAGTTTCCGTTTTGATATGTATCAATATAGTACACCGTGCTGTTAGAAACGCTTAAAACGTTTAGTTCTATTTTGTGATAGCCAACCGTACCAGCGACATATCTTGTCGTTATTGAATTGTTCGGAATGTCAACGTATTGAGATAGGTTAATAGTCCCCGTACTTGAAGTAATACTATTTATTTCGCAAGGGTACGCCTGACCAGTTCTGTTTATTGCGTTAGAATTTTTGTACCATAAAAATAAGTCAGTAAATCGTTTGTCACTAAGGAACGTACCCGAAAATGTAACGCCGTATTTAGACTCTATTAAACCAAATATTTTGCTTACTCTTAAAGCTGGGCATAGTTCGGTGTAAGCTATTGCGCCACCAGAGGAATGTATATCGTTCGCACCTCCAAGATTTAACCAGTCTGGAGTAGTCGCGTCAACGTATGTAGATTGATAGTGCCAAATTCGCTGAGAAGTGATTAACGGATATTTAACGTCGTATGTATTGGTACTATTTGTGATTCTCTGGTAGATTTCCGACCAATCGTACAAATGGTTGTAGGCGTCATAATCCAAGTCGCTTAATAAGTCCTCACCTATAAAGTCTTTTAACGATGTCCCATCCCCGTAAAAAGTGACCGTGTAACTATCGGGTCTTCCCTTTTTTAAATTAGCCTTCTCAACTTGTAATTTGCCACGACGAAAGAACGTTAAGTCAATCTCTATAAACGCGTCTAAGCGTATATTGTAATCAAGCGAACTGTTTACGTCAGACTGGTAAAAATGTTGCAGTATCGCGTTGTTATAGTCACTCGCTGGAATTGTGAACGACTGCGAAAAGTCTGTAAAATTCTTAGATAAATCCTGAATGTTTTGTACGGTACTCGTTACATTTATCTGCTCATCATTAAAAAGTTCAAGTCTTTTAGTTTCGTCCGTTGTAACGTATATCTGTATCTTTCTATTCATTACACGATGTTGTTTATAATGTCATAAGCAAAGTCGAAATCCAATTGATAGTTAATCAATCGCGTATTTAATTGCTTTTGAAGGTCGATACTTTTCGTGTTTAGTTTAGCTGGTAATTCGTTAACTAAAATTCTTTCGCTCAACATTAACTGTTGGATAGTTTCCTTGTACGATTCCTTTACCCAATCTGAATTAACTTTTATAGACTGTTTGCCATTGGCATTAAACACCTTTCTTTGACCTTCTACTATGTCGTAGTCAGGGTAGTTAAAAGGCATTAAATTGTAGTCGTTATTATCCACGCTTAACGTGTCGAAACTTGCTTTAAAAAAGAACTCTCTTTGCCACGCTCCAAACTTATTTACAAAGTCTATCTGAACTGGTACATATTTACATTCCTCTTTTGGGTAAAAGTACGAAGTCCATAAGACAGCGTCTGAAGCGTCTAATATTTCCAGTTTATTACCTACACTTTCCCACCCAACATAAACGCGTGAAACGTCACGGACAACGCTAGGAAACATCGTTACTACTTGCACCGCTAAAGTATCTAAGTTCGTCCACCTTGCCTTTCGAGCCGTGTCGGTGTAAACCGTTACCCATCCTACGTTATTTGTAGGGTTATAGTTATAGTCGCCTTCGGGTAATAATACTTGACTTGAAGCGGGGTTATATCCATCAACATAATACCCAAAACCGTTAAACGCTTTTGTAGTTAGATTAGTCCCAAATGGTGCGAAAGATACAGATGTTTTCTTGTACTTCTTAACCAACACATTGCACCATTGAGCGATAGGTGTATTATTTATCGTTGTCGGTTGCGGTTGTAACGCGCTATGATTTATGAACTCACGTATGTAAGGACTGATGTCGTAATGCGTCGCTGGATTCGTTGACGACGGTATTAACTTAGTTAAGTTATACGTTGGAGAAGCTGGAGCAGAACCAGTACCATTCCACAAGAATAACTCTATTTTAGTTTCTATCTGTGAAGCCTCATTAATCGTTATAATGTAAGGACTTCTTGCGTTTATATTAGCCATTTATTATCTCGTCTATCTGTTCGTTAAATATTGTTATTGCGTCTAGTCCGTATGCTTCCACTAAATCTTGCGGTAATCGTTTAAATCCTGCTTCAAAAGGTTTAGTAAAGAATAAACTTGGTTTAATTCCGTTGTTAAATATGCTTCGCGCTATTGCAAACTGTAAACTTTTTCTATTCATTAACTTGCCGTTTTTGTCGCGTGGTGCAATTCCTCTCTTAACTATCCATTTGTCTAACTTACTTGGTGGTGGCGTCTTAGATTTATAAGAATAAGGTGTATTGTATTTTCTCTTCTTACCACTTACACCCGCGTCTTGGAACACCCCGTAATCTTCCATGTAAAACTCCATCTCGAAAGAGTTAGGATTTGCCTTGACAGTTGCGCCTAAAGAGTTGTACAGCTTACTAGACGAGTTCTTCCCGCCTTTAGTTAAGTTGGTGCGCGATTGTTTAATCACATACTCTTTAAACTTGTTCAGTTCAGCTTGTACTTTGCTCTGTTCCATTTAGCAAATTGTTACCTCGTTAGGGATTAATATATCTAGTGTCATTGTCCAACCTGCTAAAAGGTTCTCGAAACGTTCGGTGAAAGGTTCGCAGTTCGGGTTGCCGTCAACTACAAACTTATCGTCCCATAAATCACCATGCAAAAGCAAAGCATAAGCGCGGTTGAGAACTTCGAGTTGTGTGTTTAGTATATCTTGCGTGTTATCTCCACCCCTAAAAATATCGGTCACCAATTCTTTAGAAACGTCTACAACATCCATTGCAATTAACGACACATTAAACCTTACTACGTTCGTTTCAAACGTTGCCGAGTTAACCATTAAGTGAACTAACGGAAAGATAGTTTGTTTGTTTAAGTCAACGTCAAAAATACTGCCCTCCGTAATCGTGTTTGTAATCGGGTCAGCGGTAAAATGCGCTTTTAGTTTTTCCGTTATGCTATAAAATCCTTTCATCGTTTCATTTGTTTATCGAATTGTCGTTGCTCAATTTCTGTTTTTTGTTTCTCGAACGTGAGATACGTGAGACATTTAGTAAGTCTGTATCCTGCAATCTCGTCAAACTTCGTGACGTCTCCTTTAGCGAGTCCATATAGACTTTGATACCATCCCCACCGCTTGCTAAATTGAGATGTTTCGCTAAAGTCGTTGACGCTTCCTTGTTCGTCGATATCTGCTTCTCCAAATAGTTCAGAGTAGCCAGTAGTAAGTCGTTTTCTAAATTGTAAAAAAAAACCGTCGCACCTAAGCAAATATCTAAAGGAGCAAAGCGCATGAGTTCCTGCATATCTGGGTCGGGGTTATACTCGCGTATGTCATACCTTCCTTTCTTATCCTTAGTTGTGATAGGTCGATACATTACCGCCATTGCTTTATGGTAGTTGTCCCAACTTGTCAAGTGTGATTCTAAATCTACATACTCACCAAAGGTTATTTCTTCAAGTTCTGGAATGAAACCAAACTCTATTTCTCCTATCTTAAACGTCTGTTGAAATGCCGACTTCTGCTCGAATAACTTTGTAAAGTGAACGATTAACTCATTCAAAGAAGTTAGCTTAATCTTTACAACATCCGAAAGTTTAATACCACAAAAGATTTCAATCATTTTCTGTGCGATAAATTCCTCGTCCGTCGAACCGTCTTGCACCTTTAGAAAGTCTTGATAGTGCTTTAACGGTATCTCGTTAAGTGTACTCGGTACGTTAATCTTTAACTCCATATTTTATAAACGTATTTATTTTGATTTTGTATCTTGCATCAATACACAAAGTATTTACCCGCCATTGGATTGTCCAAGTGATGAATAACATTGTACCTAATTCCGTCAATAGCGTGGTTAAACTTGTCGATGTATAGATTAGAGCCTTTGTCAGCATAAGCGTAATTGTTTAACTCCTTAGCTATGTTCGCGCTATTCTTTTCAACGATTATGTGATAGTCTAACATCATTGTAATACCACTCTCAATCGTGCCTTTCTTAACCGCTTGAATGTTCACGCCTTTAGACTTTAAGTCTGCTATTAAACGTGGCTCGGCACTATCAGCAATTATAAGCATAGTACCTACTCGGTCGACAATCATTTGAGCAAGAACGTGCGTTTGTAGTCCATTGGAGTAGATATGTTCTTTAAGATATATTATCTTCTTAGACTTGTCGATAGCCACCTCTGTTAACGTGTCAGGGTCTACGGAAAATCCAAAGTCCATCCCTCCTGACGTTTGCAGTTCGTCTGGGTTAAACTCTCCGAACTTCCAATTCGTAAACACAACACCTTCCGCTTTATCTAACCAACCGCCAAGAATAATGTGATTGTACTTAGATTGGTTGCCAACCTTCATGCGTTCAATCTGGTTAAGGAATGACTCGCTTAGGTTCTCTTTGTTGTCAAGGTACGTTGTATGTATGTACGTCGTATCTTTTACTACCTCGCTTACTCCAGCTTCAACACCTCGTTGTTCAAAGAATCGCTTATAAATAAAGTGTTCTTTAGTTGCTGGATTCATTACAAGTATTACCCTATTCTGTATTCCTTTAGCACGAATTGAAAAGTCTATCTTATCGAATGTTTCCTCGTCGTTTAGTTCTTCCGCTTCATCGAGTACCCAAGTAGTAACACCCGCCAAAGATTTAAGGTTCGCCGTCTGTGTTCCGCTTGACGTTTTAATGCCTTTAAAGAGTATCTTAGAACCCGTCTTTAAATTTATAATCTCATCCTTAGTAATATAAAAATCGTCGCTTAAATCGGCTGTTTCAATCTTGTCGATAAACTCTGGAATAATAGACACATGAGCAGACGTTAACGTGTAACGCGTGAATAATATAACGTGTCCGACTTCATAGGTGAGCAATAGTAAAAAGGAGTTCAAAGAATATGACTTCCCCGAACCCCTCCCGCCAGTAACAACAAAGTACCTACTATCCGAACCTAGTAAGCTATATTTATTCTTAATCTTTATCAACTTGAAATATACTTTTAATATCGAAGTTGCTCAAACTGTGTGTTTGTTCTATCGTTTCTTTTGGCTTCCCTAGGTAATACTCTAAGAACAATTTAATCGCTTGAACATCTCCTTTGTCGGTTGCAATCTGTTTAAGCTTTTTAATGACTCCTACAACCTCTTCTGGTGTCGATGCTTGGTCTAGCAACTCTAGGTACTTATTCTTTCTCTTATCTACCCCCTTAGCCTTTGTTGAGTGTCCGCCGTTATCTTTTCTTTTATCCATTTTTAATAGAAATTAATATTTAATTATTCTACCTCGTAACTCTCGTAAACCTTAACCAATTTACCAACTAATTCAGTAAAGCAAGAAGCGCAATTAGATGGCTCTAATCTTACCTTAAAAATTCTAGAGTATATCTTTCTAACTTCTATAACTTGCTGAATGCTAAAAGTATTTTTTAAACGGTATTTTTCTTTGATGTCTATATCGGTTAAATAATTAAATTCAGCTTCGGTTAGACATTCTGGTTTACGATTTGGGAACATCGCATTTAGTTTTGCTTTACGTTCGTCACATCCGCAGTCTTCACCTAGAATAAACTTAGCGACCTTGGCTATTCCCGTCGCTTCTAGAACCTTCTCGACTGTGTCGCCTAGTCCTTGTGATGGTTTTTTAGTTGTTTTTTTTACTGGTTTTTTCATAGTTATTTTATTAGTTCAAAATCTTCGTTTAAATAATCTTCGTAGTCCTCTCCTATCCTTCGCTTCAAATTACCCTTGCAAGTTTTTATCGTTAAGAATATAGACGATAAGCTAATTCCTGACCTATCCGATATTTGCCTCATCGATAAACCAGAGTCTTTATACGTCCGAAAAAGAATAGCGTCGTACCAATGCCAAGAGTCTATCTCATCTTCTATTTTTTGACTCAAAGTTAAACTTGCTTCATCTTCAAAAGGGTCTTTAGGTTCTTCGCATAAAGAATAAAATTTATCAATCGACACCTCCTTGTTTTTATTGGCTCTTAAATAATCAAAGTACACGCTTCTAAGTGTTAGCCACATATAGCCCTTGTTTACTTCGTCTGAAACAAACTTGTCTGCATAATTTAAACGCATAATACGAAGATATGTATCTTGAACAATATCTTCCGACATATCACCAGCTCCAAAACTACTAACTATTTTAATCCACTCGCTATGTAACCTAGCTATCTTTTCTATCTTTTCCAAATGCACATATTATTCGTTAACTTTTTCTTTAAAATGTGCAATCGCATAAGGCAATAAATAAGCCATTGTTTCGAGTTCTGACTTCGCGACAAGTGGATGACTGTTTACCGAACATTTTACGCCTACACCTTTCTTAGCGTAGACATATTCCTCAATTAAAAACATTATCTCATCTTGCGTTAAAGGGTCTTTACTTACTAAATCTTTTGCGTTGTACTTCATTTATTTTTCAAATATACAAAATAAATGTTAAGTAAGTATAAAAATAATTTCATTCCGCTAAGCACCTTTCGGAGAATCGCAACTTGAGCCGTTCAAATTTGTCCTGACTTATCCGTGTTTAAACGTTAAAGTGTGGCTATACACGCAATCAAAGCGGAATGAAATTTTATTTTAGTGCAACGATAACTATACTTAAACCGCATTAAAACGACGGTTTAGTTATTCGTTATGTACAATATAGGCTTAGTTCAGTTCTTTTAATTAAAGTTAGTGCTTAACCGCCCATAATTAAATATTTTTTCCCTCGCTTTTTTTTCTCATAATACGTTCCAAAATAAAACGTCATCAGATACTTTGTACTTTTCGCAATACTCAAAAGCCTTTAAATCGTAATTAGGTACGCTTTTAAAAGGTGCTTTGTGTTTGCTTATTTTGTCAAATCCTTTATGATACTTTAATACGGTTAATCTCTCGTGTTCTTTTTTGTATTCCGCACCAACTTGCACACCGTAAACTTTTGAACTATCTGTTGCCATTAAAACACTATCTACAAGCGTTCCGCTACCTATTGCGCACCATATTTCTTTTGGCTCTCTTCCAAGTTGTTTTATTATTTGTCGCATTCGGTTTCCTATTAGGATTTTATTTTCCATACTGTTTGCACCAAACACAAGTTTTTCAGCACCAGTTTCTTTGCAGTAGTCTTTTGCGTGTTTCTCTACTACTGTTAAATATCCGTAAGGTATTTCTTTTATAATTGCACCATATTTAATACATTCTAAAGTATTGGAGTGTTTTAATTTTCGTTTAGCACAAAATATAGTTGCTTTTTTACCCACCTTTTGACAGTAAGCAGATAAAGCAATTTGAAAGCCACCGTAAACAGGAGAAGCATAAACGTACTCGTTTGCATCGCCAATTATTGAGGGCATTAAAATACTCTTTGTTCCACCAGTTAGTAAGTCATCTCTTAAAACTGTTATTCCGTTATGTTTTTCTAAAGTTATCATATTAAGGTTTTTTAAATATTAATACGTTTTGGTGTACTTTAACTAATTTTTTATTGCTTCCAAATATTCTTTTTGCTCTCATACTTGCAGAAGCTATTGAGTTTAATAAAATGCCTTCGTTGTAATATTTAACACCTGCTTTTTCAAACGCTTTTATAGTATCAGGCACAAAACCAATATAATTGCCTTTTTTATCTCTTACCTCGCCAACTACAAAACAAGCATAACCGCCAGATTTTAATAAATTACAACTCTTTGCAATTATTTCTTCATACGCTTTCATAAAATTAACGTAATCCATATTTGAAATATCGCCTTCTAAATCAGAATAAACTTCTAAATCCGCATAAGGTGGGCAACTAAAAACAAAATCAAACTCTTTATTAAATCCATTTAAAACTTCGTTACTATCACCAACATACCAATTAGGCTGGTTAGTTACTTCTAATATTTCTAACCCTTGCTCTCTATTACTATCAATTTGTTCTTGTCTTATATCAATCCCTGTGTACTTAAATCCTAAATAGTTTGCTACTATTCCACGTACAGAACCACCAGCAAAAGGGTCTAAAATAGTTCCGTTTTCAGGTACATACCATTTGTATAAAAGTTCAGTTAATGCAGGGTCAAAGATAGAAGTATTAAGCACTTGTTTTTCTTCTGAATAATAATCTTCTTTCATATTATTTCCATCATATTTAACAGTGGGCATTGCGTGAGTCATACTTTTACCTCTTCCAACTTCGCTTTTCATTCCTATTCTTTGCCACTCTCTTTTCCTTCTTTGCCAGTTTCCGCTTTTAGAGTCTAATACTGTAAAAGGAGGCTCAATAAATAAATCTCTTAAAAGTACATCTTCTATAATTTCGTTTCCAAATAAATCTTTTGCCATAATATTGTTTTATTTTGCTTCCTAACGTCAGCAATTTGCCCACGCTCAAAATATTTAATTATTAGTTTTTTGCTTTTTAGTTATCTTATTGCTTTAAGTCGCCTATACAGTACATAACACTGTATAAAAAACATTAAAACGATTTTTTATACTATACGTTAGCAACCATAATTTGCTACGGTTGGCATTCAGGGCAAGGTTTTGGTGTTGTATCATGGTTTGGGTAGCTGTCCCAACCTGTATCTTTACAATAATCGCAAACAACGGAATTGCTAACATGTGGTATAGATAATGCTAAAATCCGTTTTTCTAACCAAATTACATATTCTGAATTCGTGCCTACCTCGCATTTATTTAATGTTATTGTAGGTTGTCCTGTTTGCTGTCTAAATTCCTCTTGTATATCTTCTCTATTCATAATTTTGTTTTTAATATCCGCACTATCCATACCACCAGACCGTTGTATGCCATTAGTCCACAACTAATATTTCACTACAACTTTTCACCTCTTCATAGGTTAGCCCAGTAACTTCCATCACTATATCTATTGGAGTCAAACTCCCTTCTTCAACAAAATTTAATACAAATTCTTCCATATCTTAAAATTTAACGGCATACAACACAAAATAAATTGCATTGAAACGCCAATTTATTAAAGCCGTTATCAACAACCTTCTTCTTGGTTCTTATAAGTCTTTTTTACATTAAAATATCTCCATAAATGCTTTGTTGCAGCGTATGAAAGCCTAATCTGCTTTGCGTATTTTAGCCTTTCTCTTGATTTTACTCTCTTCATAATCCAGTTTCTTGTAGGTTAGCTTTAATGTCTTCGATGAACTTATCTCTTATAATAGTCGCTTCCTCAATTCTTGCTTTAATCAATTCTATACGTTCTTCGTCACGTTCAACTCTAATCAAATGACCGTACTCTTTGCCATTAAACTGAATGTAGTTAAAGTAATTACACGCTACTGAATTAGTGCATAGCATCTGCATCTGCATCTGGTCGTAATACTTACTGTCCACCTCGTTAGATTGAACTACCTTAAAGAACTTTTTGCTTCGTGGGCATTTGATTTCTAGTATCTCGTTTTCTCCTACTAAACCATCTGGACTTGCTCCCGCATTTTCTCCATAAGGGAAAAAGTTTGCTTCTTGAACGTCTATAAATTCATTACGATTCTTGAATAAATTAAAAGCAAATGGCTCTAGTTCTGTTCCTCTTCTCATGTCGTAGCTTTCAAAATCTTCGTCCTCGTCTTTACCAAACACGATTTCACAAGCCTTTTCGAACGCATAACCTTCGCCAGTTAAACCTAGTCCTCTAACTCCTAAAAGTTCAGAGATTCGGGAAGCCGTAAACCTCCCTAGTCGTTGCTCAAACCACCCCTCTGTTCTTTGGGGTGGTTGTGCGTTGTTGTAAGCGTGTGCCTCCGCTTCTCTATCTATGTCAAAGATATTATTTTCCATTACTTATTACCTTTCACAAATAAGTTATAAGCCTTCTCCATCTCCGCGCTAACCGCGTACTTGGTTTTAATAGCATCTATTGAAGCGCCAGCTTCGTAAGCCTTCGTAAACATATCCGAAGTAAACGCTGGTTTCGGTTGTGGTTGTGATGCGTGTTGTCCGTCATCGTCGTCCGACATTAAACTCAGAAGACTACTCAATGTGTAACGACGAAAATACGTCAATTGTGAACCAAGCGCCTGACTAGGAAGGCTTGGATTTATTTCTAAATAACTTTCTACCTTCTCGCCAGTTTCCGCGTCGTGTATCTCGGTAAACTGTCTGTTGTCCCTAACTGGTTGCAACATAATTAAACCGTTTTCTAATAGTATCGGCTCAACCGCTTCAATCAATGCGTTAATATCAGCGTAAGTATTTTTAAAGTGTGGGTTCTTCGCGTTCTTCGCTACCGTTCCAATTTGCTTTTTGCATTCAAGCAATTTCTTGTAAATGTTTCCTTTTTCCATTGTTCTTAATTTTAATTGTTTTGTCAAAGTTAATATAATTATCTAATAAAATACTATTTTAATTGCTCTATTCTTAAAGTTTTTTCTAAATCGTCGATAGTATCTTTGTTGGAGTTCCTTAAACCTTTAGTGAAACCCTCCATTTGTTGCAACCCCATTCCGCTAAGTTTAGCAAACTTCGTGTAGGAGTTTCCTTTTGCTTTTGTCCACGACTTTAGGAAATCGTTTAACTCGTCTTTTAATTCTTCTGTTCTGTAATACATATTATTTTGTTTATTAATTATTCAACCTTTTAAACATCTCAAACAACTCCTCAATCGTGTAAATCAAATCTATGTCGTCCGTGTAAGTGTTATATTCGTTTCCTTGGTAGTAGTTTAAATCAATCCACTTCGCAAAGGAAACCGCCATGTTTTCGATGTCGTTCATTTTTTTATTGTTAATCGGTGCAAAAGCCACCATTACAACCGCTACCAGTTCCAAAGAAGAAATCTTGTTGCAAACCAATTTTTTTTGTGTCTGTATAGCTCATTTCTTTTTTCCATTGCGCTTTTGCTTTTTTCTCCATGTCTGAAAACCATTTCATTTTTAAAGGCTCGTCGTCCCAATTTTTACGCAATTGTTGGTAAGGCTTATGAAAGCAGCCGACACAATTAGAATCGACTGGAAAATCAAGCCTACTGTTTTGCGACCATTGGTAAACTTCGTAATGCGAAATCCTATTATCAATCAAAGGAAAAGCCATTTTTCGCCATTCAATTTCAGCCCATTTATTTTGATTACCGTTTTTGCTTTTGCCTACTATCGTTTTAAAGTGCGTATTGTCTTTATTTCGCTCACCACGTTCTTTTTCGTCCCATCTAAATCCAACTTGCATTTCTACAATCTCGCCAACTTCTTTCTGGCAGAAATCAAAAATCGGTTTCATTTTCATTTCAGTTGTGCAAAATCTCCACATTTGGTTAGGTATTGCTTTCTTCTTTTTAATTACCTGTTCAAAAGTTTCACCAACCACCCAATTAATTTCTCTACCCAGTAATTGCTCTAAATCCCTCACGACAATTAATGTTTTATCGCTTTCAGCCGTTGCTATAAAATCCTTTCCTAATTTATCCGAAACAAACTGAACCAACCCTTTATCTTTAGGTTTGCAAAATTCAGCTTCGATGCATACAAGAGAAAAAAGTTCTATGTCTGCTGGGTAGTTTACCGCCATAAAAGCGGAAGTTTTACCCCCTGATATACTGTTTACTGTTTTCATTAATCTTTTATAGTCGCGTTAAAAATAAATCCTACTTCCATCGCTTCAAACCTCTTGCAACAATCGCTAAAAGACTTGCCCTCGATGTTTATACCCTTACTATAAGTTTCGTTTTCGTCTGTAAAATATACAATGTGTACTGTTATCATATCCTTTTGTTTTTCGTTTCAACAAATCTACAACAATTTATTTAATAAAAT